AGGGCTTTGTCTATCTACCACGATTTTCCAACCCCACCAGGGAGGTGACAGCACGTGGCAGCTCGGAAGGCCCCGCTGCGGGCTGTTGCCCCGGATGAGAAGCCGCCGACCGCCAAGGAGGTTCGGACGGTCACGCAGGCTGCCGAGCAGGGCAACATGCGTGACCTGCTGGTGGCGATGCGGGCACGGACCGCGAAGGCGGTGGAGGACCCGAAGACCCCGCCGCGTGACCTGGCTGCCTTGACCCGGCGCCTGCTCGAGATCGCCCGCGAGATTGAGGCGATCGACGCGGCGGCGCAACAGGAGGCAGCCGAGAATGACGTCACCCCGGACGACGAGTTCGACGCCTCGGCTATCTGAGATAGCCCGTCACGTTGTCGCCCCGGCTGGGGCGGTGTCGACGGGTTGGCCGGCGGTGCGGGACCGTTGCAGGGACCTGGGTATCTCGTTCGACCCGTGGCAGGACGCGGCGGGTCGGTTGATCTTGTCGAAGCGCGCCGACGGGAAGTACGCGGCGACGATCGGTGGCGTGGCGCTGTCGATCCCCCGCCAGGTGGGTAAGACGTTCCTGGTCGGGTCGATGGTGTTCGCGCTGTGCCTGTTGCATCCGGGTCTTACGGTGATCTGGACGGCGCACCGGCTGCGGACGGCTGGTGAGACGTTTGACAAGATGCAGGGGATGGCGCGGCGGCGTCGCATCCGGCCGCACATCGCCAAGGTGGTCCTCGGGTCGGGCGAGGAGGAGGTGCGGTTCCAGAACGGGAGCCGCATCCTGTTCGGTGCCCGCGAGCGCGGTTTCGGCCGTGGTTTCGACGAGGTCGATGTGCTGATCTTCGACGAGGCGCAGATCCTCACGGAGAACGCGATCGACGACATGGTGCCGGCGACGAACCAGTCGCGGCACCCGGCTGGGGCGCTGATGTTGTTCATGGGCACCCCGCCGAAGCCGACGGACCCGGGTGAGGTGTTCTCCCGGATGCGGGCGGACGCGCTGTCGGGTGAGGACCAGGACACCGGCTACATCGAGTTCTCGGCTGACCCGGGGTTTGAGCCGACCCCGCCGCCGGCTGAGATGACGGCGGAGGACTGGCGGCAGATCGCCAAGGCGAACCCGTCTTATCCGAACCGGACGCCGCGTGAGGCGATCGTGCGGATGCGGAAGAAGCTGACGCACGAGTCGATGCGCCGTGAGGGCTTCGGCGTGTGGGACGAGCTGAACCTGTCCACCCCGTTCCCGAACTGGCCGAACTGTGTCAGTCATGACCCGCCTGGTGATCGGGCGGCGCCGAACGCCCTGGGCGTGGACATGTCCCACGACCGGGTCATCAGCGTGGCTGCGTGCTGGGTCGACGAGGACGCCCCGAATGAGACGCACGTCGAGCTGGTGAACGTCGACAGCCTCGGCGACGAGGCGACGATGGTGGACTGGCTGGTCGAGTGGGCTGGGCGACGTATCCCGGTGGTGATCGACGGGCAGTCCCCGGCGGCGTCGATGATCCCGGCGTTGAAGGCCCGCAAGGTGCGGCTGGTGACGACGACGGCCGGTGACATGGGCAGGGCGTGCGGGGACATGTACGACGCGGTCCGTGACGGCCGGGTGTGGCACGCGAACCAGGACCAGCTGAATCGGGCGATGCTCGGGTGCGAGAAGCGCCCGATCGGCACGGCCGGGGCGTGGGGGTTGGACCGCCGTGACCCCGAGGTGAATATCGCGCCCGCGGTGTCGGCGGTACTCGCCCGTTATGGGGCCTTGACGAACAAGAAGCCATCCGCAGGTCGGACCATCTTTGCCTGATGAGGGGGTGACCCGCGTGCTCGACCCCGACGAGGTTATTGAGGTAGTCCGCGACCTGTGGAAGCGTCACGAGCGCGAGCGTGCCGAGCATGACCGGGTGTACGACTACCTGCGCGGCAAGCGGGGTGTCCCCGATGTGCCGGACGGTGCCGGCGAGGAGCTGCAGGACCTGGCCCGCATGGCGGTCAAGAACGTCCTGACGATCGTGGTTGACGCGTTCGCGCAGAACCTGACGGTCCACGGCTTCCGATCCCCTGACAGCGCCGAGAACGAGCCGGTGTGGGAGTGGTGGCAGTCGCAGCGGCTGGACGCCCGCCAGGCCGAGGCGCACCGCCCCGCGCTGTCCTACGGGACCTCCTACGCGGTTCTGCTGGGTGCGGCGGCTGGTGAGGCGTTCGGCGACGAGGTGCGGCTGCGGACCCCGCGGCAGCTGTTCGCGGTGTACGAGGACCCCTCGTTCGACTTGTGGCCGAAGTACGCGCTCGAGACGTGGATCGACCGCAGCGGCTCGAAGCCGGTCCGCAAGGGCATCCTGCTGGACGAGACGCACGCCTACGCCGTCGACCTCGGCAGCGTGTCGAGGCTGGCGGACGGCTCACAGGAGGACCGGGTTCGCCGTATCCGCCCGGTGATCGCTCAGGACGAGGACGGTAACCCGGTGCCGCCGCTGCCCCACGGCGCGGACAACTGCCCAGTGGTTCGGTTCGTGAACGCCCGTGACGCCGAGGACGTGGTTGTCGGTGAGGTGGCGCCGCTGATCGACCAGCAGCGGGCGATCAACGCGGTGAACTTCGACCGGCTGGTGGTGTCCCGGTTCGGGGCGTTCCCGCAGAAGTACGTCATCGGGTGGGCGCCGTCCGGGCCGGGTGAACTGGCCCACGCCTCGGCGGCCAGGCTGATGGCGTTCGAGGACGAGTTCGTCAAGGTCGGTGACTTCGCCCAGGCATCGGTCGAGCCGTACAACTCGATCCTGCAGGAGATGGTCACGCACGTCGCGATGGACGCGCAGATCCCACTGTCGTCGTTCGGGTCGATCATCAACCTTTCCGCTGAGGCGCTGGCGATGGCCGAGGCGCCGCACCAGCGGAAGCTGCACCACAAGCGCGAGTCGTTCGGGGAGTCGTGGGAGCAGGTGTTGCGGCTTGCCGGCAGCCTGTATGGCTTCGAGGTGGACCAGTCCGCTGAGGTCGTCTGGCGAGAGACTGAGGTGCGGTCGTTCGCCCAGGTGGTCGACGGCATCGTCAAGTTGGCCCAGGCGGGTCTGCCGATCGAGGAGCTGCTGACCGACGTCCCCGGTTGGACCTACCAGCGAGTGCAGGAGGTCCGAGCTGCCCTCCGCCGGAGCGCCGGCAGGGACGTCCTGGCCGCCCTGCGGGATGGTGCAGGGACGCCTCCCGCGCCCGCGCCCGAGGAAGCAGGCGCCGTCACCCCGGCTGGCGAGGACGCCGCCCAGCTCAAGGTGAAGTTCGACGCCTTGGGTGTCGCTATCCGTGCCGGGGTCGACCCGGACGTCGCCGCGCAGCGCCTCGGGTTGACCGGGCTGCGGTTCACCGGGGCGATGCCTGTCTCGCTGCGGCTGCCTGAGGACGAGGCCCGCAGGCTCGAGGAGAAGTGACCACCGCGGCCGAGGCGCGGCAGGCGCTGATCGACTTGACCACCTTCGCCCGCCGCGAGCTGTTCGCGCTGTGGCAGTCGCTGATGGGACGGCCGCCGCGTGAGGTCGAGGACATCCTGCTCGAGGTACTGCCGGTCATCGGTGACGAGTACGGGTCGGCAGCGGCAGCCCTGGCGGCCGACTGGTACGACGAGCTGCGTGAGCGCGCCGGAGCTGGTGGCCGGTACGTCGCCCAGCCTCGTGAGATGCCGGATCGGGGCCGGTGGGAGTCGCTGGTTCGATGGGGCCTGGAGCCGTTGTTCACCGACGAGCCGGACCCGCAGCCCGCGCTGTCACGGATCGACGGCGGGCTGCAGCGGACGGTCGCAGACCAGCACCGGCTGACCATCGTCGAGAACACCCAGCGTGACCCGCAGGCGCGGGGTTGGCGGCGGGTCGGGGTGGGCGACTCGTGCGGGTTCTGCCGCATGTTGATCGACCGGGGCGCTGTCTACACCGAGGCGTCGGTGACGTTCCGGTCCCACGACCGTTGCAACTGCGCCGCGTCCCCGGTGTGGGACGACAACGTCGTGAGGGTATCCCCGGAGGCGTACCGCCAGTCCCGGCGCTACCGCAGCGCCGAGGCGAAGGCAGCTGACAACGAGCGCGCCTACGACTACATCAAGCGGACTTACGGGGCCGACGCTGCCCAGTGAAGCCACCCCGCGGACCTCGCGGGGTTTACGTCGACGCCGGACGGTCAACCGGGCGAGTCAAGGAGCCAGAGATGGCCGAAGAGAACGAGAACACACAGCAGGACCAGGACGCCGCTGGCAAGACGGGCGACAGCAACACCGACGGGTTCAAGCCGATCACGTCTCAGGAGGAGTTCAACCGCATCCTGGCGCAGCGCCTCGAGCGGGAGCGCTCCAAGTTCGCCGACTACGACGACCTCAAGGCGAAGGCCAGCAAGTACGACGAGGTTGTCGAGTCGCAGAAGACGGCCGAGCAGCGGTTGCAGGAGCAGCTGCAGCAGGCCGAGCGCCGCGCCCAGGAGGCCGAGCGCACCGCGCTGCGGGTTCGTATCGCCACCGAGTTCGGCGTGCCGCAGGAAGCGGTCCACGGCGACGACGAGGCGTCGATGCGGACGACCGCTCAGAAGCTCGTCGAGTGGCGGGACAGTAACAAGCGTCCCGTGCCGACACCGAAGTCCCTCAAGTCCGGCTCCGCAGGGGAGCGGGATGAGGGCGGGTCCCGCGCTGCTGCTGCCCTCCGGGCGATGCGCGGCGCCAACCACTAGACCCCCGCGAGGAAAGACCTCGGCGGGTGAACCAGAAAGGGGTTAGCCAACATGGCTGACATCACGCGTGCCGAGGTCGCGTCCCTCATCGCCGAGGAGTACGGGCCGCAGGTCATCAAGGCCGCCACGCAGGGCAGCACGGCCCTCGCGGCGTTCCCGACCGTCAACATGGGCACCAAGACCCGCAACATGCCGGTCCTGGCGACCCTGCCCGAGGCCGACTGGGTCACGGACACCGACAACACGGGCGTCAAGCCGACCTCGCAGGCCACCTGGGCCAACAAGACCCTGGTCGCCGAGGAGGTCGCGGTGATCGTGCCCATCCACGAGAACACCCTCGACGACGCGACCGAGGACATCCTGGCCCAGCTCGCCGACCTCGGCGGGCAGGCGATCGGGAAGAAGCTCGACGAGGCCGTGTTCTTCGGCAACGACAAGCCGGTCACCTGGACCAGCCCGGACCTGCTGTCGGCCGCCACGAGCGCCGGCAACCTGTTCCAGGTGCAGGACGGGGCCGCTTCCGCGGACGACATCTACGGCAGCATCCTGCAGGCTGCGGGTGCGCTGGCCGACGACGGCTTCGACCCGGAGACGCTGGTCTCCAAGCGGGGCCTGATGTACCAGTTCGCCAACCTGCGCGCCACGGACGGGACCCCGATCCTGACCGGGACCAGCGTGTCGGGCTTCGACACCTACTGGAACCGGAACGGCGCCTGGGCGCCGGCGTCCGCCACCGCGTTCGTCGTGGACAGCGCGACCGTCCGCATCGGCGTCCGGCAGGACATCACGGTCAAGTTCCTCGACCAGGCCACCCTTGGCTCGGGCCAGAACCAGATCAACCTGGCCGAGCGGGACATGGTCGCGCTGCGGTTCAAGGCCCGGTTCGCCTACGTCCTGGGCAACCCGGTCACCCCGGAGACCGGCGCGCAGACCTACGGCGTCGCCGCGATCACCCCGGACACCGAGTCGGGTTCCTGACCCTCGCCGGTTGAGGGCCGGTCGTCAATGGCCGGCCCTCAACCGTCCCTGTCCCGCCGTCCGTTGTAGGAGGGGTCATGCCGCTGGCAACGCAGGCTGATGTCGAGTCGTGGCTGGGCCGTGACCTGACGACGGCGGAGGAGGGTCGGGTCGACGCGCTGCTGGCCCGGGCCGAGTCGCTGGTGCTGTCCTACCTGGGCTGCGACCCGGCGCCCGACCCGGTGCCGGACGCGGTCAAGTGGACGGTCGCGGAGATGGTGGGTCGGCTGTTCGTGTCGACCGCCACGCCCGGGGTGCAGCAGGTGTCCGCGGACGACGCGTCGGTCCTGTTCACGCAGGAGGCGTCGTCGGGGTCGCCGTGGCTGTCGAAGGCCGACCGGGCCGCGCTGCGCCCGTTCCGGTGCAGCGGGGGGCTGGTGTCGGTGCAGCTCGTCGGCTCCCGTTACAACATCGTCCAGGGGCCGTCGTGACCCTCGGTAGCGTCATCTCCTCCACCCTGCCGCTGCTGCGGTCGCAGGCCGAGTCGATGATGCTCGACACCTGCGAGGTGTACGCGCCCGGGTCCGGTGGCGGCACCTGGGACGACGACACCGGCACGTGGACACCGCCCACGACGACGCTGGTATACAAGGGCCGGTGCCAGCTGCCGAAGGTGAACCCGAACGCAGCCGACGCCGACACCCAGGAGTCCCAGTGGGCCAAGGGCCTGGTCCCGATCAGGCTGCCCGCCCGCAAGCTCGACGGCGACCAGGGTGACCCGCTCGCTGTCGCGGACGGGCATACCCTCGTCGTCACCTCGCGGGACGACCTGACGTTCGATGTCCGGTTCGTCGTCCCGCAGACGTTCGAGAAGTCCCGCCAGGTGCAATGCGAGATGGTGAGCCGCGATGCCTGATTGGGACGCCTCAGAGGTGTACGAGTTGGCGCAGCGGCTTGCCACGGCCCCGGCTCGTCTGATCCCCGCCTTGATGCCTACCGCTCACACGGCTGGGAAGCACATCAAGGCGGACATGGTCAAGGACGCCACCGGCCACTACCGCCTGCCCGGGCTTCCCGGTGCGGTCGAGTATGAGGTCAACGTCAAGGGGACCGAGGTCGAGGTCGAGGTCGGGTTCAAGAACGAGGGTCAGGGGTCGCTGGCGTTCATCGCCGCCTTCGGCACCGAGGATACTCCCGCGTTCATGGACATCACCCGAGGCCTGTACCGCGAGGCGCCCAAGTTCGCCCGTTTCGTCGCCAAGGTCGCAGGAGACGTGCTGTGAACGGGCTCACGCTCGCCGCGGTCGTTGCGGACCGGCTCACCGAGCAGATTCCCAGCCGCACCGTCTACCTGGGCGCTGTCCCTGACGGGACTCTCCCCGACCAGTACCTGTTCGTGTACGGCGCCGAGGGTGACGAGTGGTCGTCCCGCGCTGTCCGCACGGTCAATGTGCAACGGCCGGTCGTGTGGGTGATGTCGGTGTCGCGGAACAACCGCCCCGACATCGCCGCCCGGGAGGCGCAGTGGGGTGCCGCGAAGGCCCGTGAGGCGCTGCGGAACTGGCGCCCCGTCGAGGACGGCCTGCCGCTGGCTCACGAGGTGTCCCGCCCAGCGATCCGCAACGAGGCGATCCCAGCCACCACTTTCTACGCGGCAGAGATGTTCAGCTACCGCTCCACCACCAACCAGTCAGACGAGGAGTCCTGATGACCGAGTACGTGCGTGTGCGGCTCGAGAACGGCAGCCACAAGACCGTCACCCGCTACGTCGCGGAGGCCGCCGGCCTGCCAATCCTCGACCAGGACCCCCTGCAGCGGGACGGCCGACCCGTCCCCGTGAAGCGTCGTGTCCAGCTGGGCACGCGAGAAGCAGCCAACCCCCGTAAGGCGACCACGCGCAAGCGTGCCGCTGGCAAGAAGAACGAGGCCGCTGACGCCTCAGAGTCCGTCAAGGAGGACTGAACATGGCTCCCACCGTTCTCGATGGCGTCGCAACCAACGAGACCACCACCCTGCGCTGGGTGGAGGACATCGCCGACCCGACCGCCATCGACCTGAGCACCGAATACAACGCCGGCACGTCGGTTCCGCTCGAGTGCCTGCTGACCGAGCAGTTCAACCCGGACGCGTCGGTCACCACCGCCGAGCTGCGCCGCATGTGCAGCAACGAGGTCCGGCAGCGTCCCGGCGCTGTGACCCGCACCATCGCCGACCTTGTCGGCGTGTACGACCCGCAGGACCTCTCCGCCGATGTGTCGAAGGCGTATGTCGCCCTGGCCCCCGGCGCCGAGGGTTACCTGGTGGTCCGGCGTGGCATCCACGTCGACACCCCCGCCGCCGACGGTGACGTGGTCGACGTCTACAAGGTGCAGATCAGCTACCGGACGAAGATCCAGGCGGCGGACAACGACGAGCACCAGTTCCGTGCCGGGATCACGGTGCAGAACTACTGGGAGGACGTCGTCATCGGCGGCGAGTCCTGACCCCAGTTCTGAGGCGGGCCGGGGCGTGGGTTGGCTGCCCCACGTCCCGGCCCTTTCTTGCAGCCACGCAGCCACAGCAGCCCTTAGGAGACAAGCCATGAGGCCCATCAGTGAGGAAGCCCCGGAGTTGCTCGAGACGCTGGTCACTCTGACGTTCGCGGTGACCCCCCGATGAGCAAGACCGAACCGCAGGTGCCTGACCTCCGGGCGATCCTACGTGAGGCGTCTCGCCCGTCCGCGACCGTCACCGTCCCGTTGAAGCAGGGCCTCGCCGAGCGCATCCGCCAGGCCGAGGCCGAGCTGCAGGCGATGGGAACCGACTTCACCAAGGGTCGCCGCATGGCGACCGGCTCGCCTGCGAGGGCGAAGGCGAAGGAGATCGAGGAGTTGCGGGCCGAGATGGCCGCCTCCGCGCTCACGTTCCACTTCGAGGCGCCGACCAAGGCCGTCATCGACAAGGTCCGTGAGGACATGGGCGGCCGCGACGACGACGAGGAACTTGACTACCGCTACACGGCGGCGACGTGCGTGAAGGTCACCGGGCCGGACGGGGTCGAGTACCCGGACCGGCTGTCGTGGGAGGACTTCAAGGCGCTCCGGGAGTCCCTGGGCGAGCCGGTGTACCTGGCGACGATCAAGGAGGCGAGCGACCGGGTGTTCCAGCGCCAGTGGTCGGTCCCTTTCTCGTCCGTTGCCTCGCTCATCCTCGAAACAGGGAAGTAGCCCAGGAGGTCGCGTCCGCGGCGCGGCGGGGCATCCCGTTGTCCGTGGCGCGTGGGGTGAGGCTGCCCGGTGACGCGTGGACCCCGCGGGACTGGGCGTTGCAGCAGGCGGTCGACCTGCTCGACGCGGTGAAGTGCTCCGGGTGTGGTCAGCCGCGGTGGCTGTCGCACGACAAGGCGTTCAAAAAGCAGTGGAAGGCGTCTGTCGAGGTGTGCTTCGCCTGCCAGGCGCGGGAGCAGAAGGCCAAGGAGTTCGACGAGTACCCGCACCCGAGGGCGTTGCACTCCGGGGTCGAGTTCGTCGGTGACGTGCCCTACTGACCGCAGGCGCGGTCGAGCTGGTTCATCGCCAGGAAGAAGTCGAAGCTCACCGGGTCGACTGTGAGCGCGTCGTCGATCAGGTCGGCCAGGCGCGGGTCTTCCACCATCCCGGCCGCCTCTCTGAGCGCGTCGACAACCCGGTCCAGCCCGTTCGGGTCGACCTCGGGCTTGTCGTCCTCGGGGGCGTCGGTCCACGCCTGCACAGCCTCGTTGTGCTCGCGGAACGGCGTCAGCGCTGTCTCGCACGCCTCCTGGTCGGGGTCGCTCCCGCCGCAGGCGGTGAGCAGAACGGCGGCGGTGAGCGCGGTGGCGGTGGTCCTGAGTCGCATAACCGCAAGAGCATACAGCACGCGTGCTGATACATCCGAGACGGACGGAGGGTGACCGTGGCCGACAAGACCGTTGCCGTCCGGCTCGTCGCTGTTACCTCGCCCTACACCAAGGGGATGGCGGAAGCCTCGTCGGCGACGGGGAAGCTCGGCAAGGATATCGACACCGCCGACACCAAGGCGAAGAACCTCGAGGGGACGACCCGCAAGCTGTCGGGCGCGTTCAAGCTCGCCATCGCCGGTGCCGCTGCTATGGCCGGCACGGCCCTGGTGTCGTTCCTGACGGACAGCATCGCCGCTGCGGGTGACCTTGAGCAGTCCATCGGTGGTGTCGACGCGGTGTTCCGCGAGTCGGCGGGCATGATCCACGAGTTCGGCAAGAACAGCGCCGAGGCCGTGGGCCTGTCAACGAACGCGTTCAACGAGCTGGTCACGGTCACCGGGGCGATGCTCAAGAACAAGGGCATTGAGGACTTCGCGCAGAAGTCCCTCGACCTCGTGAAGATCGGCGCGGACCTTTCCGCGACGTTCGGTGGTTCGGCCAAGGAAGCGGTCGAGGCGCTGAACGCTGCGCTGCGCGGCGAGTCCGACCCGATCGAGCGGTACGGCATCAGCCTGAACGAGGCTGCGGTGAACGCCGAGTTGGCGGCGCAGGGCCTCGACGGGCTGGAGGGCGCCGCTCTCGACGCAGCCAAGGCGCAGGCGCGTATCGACATCATCATGCGCCAGTCGGCTGACGCCACGGGGGCGTTCGCCCGTGAGGCGAACACCTTGCAGGGGCAGCAGCAGCGTCTCGCCGCGGAGTGGGAGAATGCCCAGGCCGCCCTCGGTCAGCTGCTCCTCCCGGCGATGACGTCGGCGGTGTCGTTGATGCGTGAGGGTGTCGACGCGGGCCTCGCGCTACTCCACGCGTTCGAGCAGATCCCCGGCCCGGTGAAGGCCGCTGTGGCTGCCCTGACCGCTCTGCACCTGCTGCGCCGACCGCTGTCCAGCCTGGGCACGGCGACGGCCGGTCACATCCGGTCGCTGGGCGAGGCGATCAGCTACGCGGCAGCCGCGTCGCAGCGTGCCGGTGGCGGGTTCGCCGGCCTCAAGGCTGGCATCACCACCTTTACGGGCGGCATGTCGCTGGCTAAGACCGCGGCGACCGGGGCGAAGGCTGCTGGTGGCGCGCTGCTGGGGCTGTTGGGCGGCCCTTGGGGTATCGCCCTGACCGGCGCCACGCTGGCGGTCACGGGGTGGATGCAGGCGCAGGAGAACGCCCGCAAGGCCGCCGAGGAGCTGACGTCCACCCTGGACGAGCAGACGGGCGCGTTTACCGACCAGTCGCGGCAGTTCATCATGGACGCTTTCGCGTTCGACGTGTCCGCCGAGGACCTGGCGGCGCTGCGGGAGTACGGGGTGAACCTGCAAGAGGCGGTCGACGTCGCCCTCGAGGGTGGCCCGGCGATGGAGGCGTACCAGGCCAAACTGCGGGAGCTGGCGCAGGACCACCCGCAGGTCGCGTCCGCCGCCCGGGGCCTGGCGTCGTCGATCGAGAACCAGAACGAGGTCGTGCAGGACTCCGTGCTGCGGTGGGAGAACCAGCAGGCGATGCTGGGCGAGACCGGCAGTTCGATGCTGGACCTCAAGGGCAAGGTCGGGGACGTGGCGGGCGCGCTCGTGGAGGCGGCCCAGTCTGCGGAGACGGTCGAGGAGCCGTTGCAGACCATCGAGGAGGCCGCGCAAGAGGCCGCAGAGCAGCAGGAGCGGCTGACCGAGGCGCTGGTGGGGATGGTCGACGCCGCGTTCGGTGCGCAGGACGCCGCGATCAACTACGAGGCGTCCCTGGATGCGCTGACGGAGGCGATCAAGGAGAACGG